GACCAGAACAGGCGGGCCGTTCGGTATGTCCTGTTCTGTACGAACAGCGTGAAGACCTTCCTGCATCGTCGTATCCGAACGGACGCGGGCGAGAATGGATCCTTCATGCTCCCTAAAGGTGACCACAAAGAGTTCGCAGAGCATCTGAGCGAGAGCGAGATCCCAACGGAAACCGAAGGTCCGTATGGGCGTGTTATCGAATGGAGTCCACTGCCCGGCAATCCTGATAACCATTTGTTCGACAATCTGGTCGGTTCCGTTGTTGCTGCCAGCATCAGCGGGAAGGTCAGGTTTGGCGAGCCTGTTCATCAGGAAGTGGCTAAACGAAAGAAAGTCTCGTACCTATGAAAAAGCGACGAAAAAAGAGCGTCCCCTGCGTGACCAGCGTTCCTGTGGCCTGCCCAAAATGCGGTTGCTCTGATCGCAGTCACAAGGAGGCGATTCGCCGACGGCCGATGGAGGGGCGAACTCGTGACGGGTTTGTCTACACAGAAGTCGCCTGGTCCTATGTCGTCTGCACCGAGTGCAGCATGCGCTACCGGATCATCGAGTATCTACGTCCGACAGGTCGCAGCCGCGACACATTGTCTGAGTCGAAAACTGCAGAATAGGGGTATATTTAGATATGGCAGAATCTCTCGCACAACTTGAGTCCGATCTGGAAAACCTGAACAAGGCTATTCGCGCCGGCATCATGATGGTGCAGATTGGCGGTCAGCTGACGCAGTTTCAGAGCCTGAAGCAGATGCAAACCGTCGCCTCTGATCTGGATCGACGCATTGCCCAGTGCAAAGGCATCACGCCGCAGAAGCCTCGCGTTTCCAGCATTAACATGGGAAGAGGCGTCTGATGGCCAAGAAAGCCCCTCGCAAAAAGAAGGCGACCCGTAAGAAGAAAGCCCTGTCCAGTAGTGGATACGAGGCTGCCAACGGTTCGTCCAAGCGAAAAGCGTCCAGCTCGGTCATCAAGTTCGAGGACGAGGAGTTACGCGAACGCGCTCGGCGGTCGCTCATTGGTACGGGTCAGTATCTGTACCGCAACTTTTCCATGGTCGGTTGGGCCATCCGAAAACATCTGGACTATACGACACAGTTTCAGTTTCAGGCTCGCACAGACATCCCGGATCTGGATGAGCAACTCGAACGCCTGATGGCTGAGTGGTCACTGCCGTTCAACTGCGATGCGTCGGCCCGGTTCAATTTCAGTCAGTTCGTCCGTACTTCTGAGATGCGTCGAGTCATTGATGGCGACGTATTTTGGGTGAAGCGGCGAGACGGTAAGCTCGGTGCGGTCGAGGCAGACCTGATTCGTACCCCCGGATCGGCGGACAAAGACGAACGCTGGTACAACGGCGGCCGGATCAACAATGATGGGAGGCCCATTCAATGGGGACTCAATCGTCGCGGCAGCAACGGTCATGTGGAATTCCTTCGCCGTATCAATGCCAAGAACGTGATTCAGCTTTGTGCGTTCGATCGCTTCGATCAGGTTCGAGGTGTAAGTCCGCTCGCGGCTGCGTTCAACTCGTTTCAGGATTGCTTCGAGGGCATCGACTATGCGTTAGCGAAGATGAAAGTCGAGCAACTGTTCGCGATGGTGATTCATAGCACCGGCGGGTCAGGCTCAGGCGATCATGTCCGCCAGGGCGACGGCACCTACGAAGTTGATTTCGGGAAGGGGCCGGTCAAGCTGGAAATGGACGCCGACGACGATGCCAAGTTCCTTGGTTCTGATAACCCCGGCAGTAACACGCAGGAGTTCATCAACCTTGTCATGGGTATGGCTATCAAAGCCCTCGACCTGCCGTTCAACTTCTACGATGAGTCGCACACTAACTTCTTCGGGTCCAGAGCAGCGTGGCTGCTGTATGACCGAAGCTGCAAAGCGAAGCGGTCCATACTGCTTGAGGCACTTCGCCGCGTAACTGTTTGGAAGATGCGGCAATGGGTCTTGGACGGTATCCTCGTTCTGCCAGACGGCATGAACGTGCTCGATGTGAAATACGAATGGGTCCATGTCGGGATGCCCTGGTGGGATCCTGCGAAAGAGATCGAGGGTGACCTCATGGCAATTGCGGCGGGACTGGATAACCCTTACCGCATTTGCAAAGAGCGAGGACGTGGCGAGTGGGAAGACAACATTCGCAAGATCAAGCAGGCACAGGATTTTGCGAAGGACCAAGGCGTCACCTTGAACTTCGGTATGACTGAAAGACCCGAAGAGTTTGAAGAGTCTGAAGAGCCTGAAGAGCCTGAAGAGTCTGTTGAAGAAGAATCTGAAGAGGAGGAATGATATGGGTATTGCTGCTCCACCTATTCGTTTTCGAACGAATGTTTCTCGTTCAAAGGCTGTTGACAAAGTCAGAGTCGAGCGAGACGCAGGCGTGTACGGTGCCGGCATGATCCACGATGTCTCGATGATCACGGTTGGCGAAGCACTGGGTCATGAGATGTGGTGCGACCATGCATTTCTGGCACAGGTTGCTGAAGCAGTGCAGCACGCTTCACGGGGTATCAAGGCCCGGTTCACGCATCCCGGTCTGAGTAATGACGGCGTCGGGACGAAGCTCGGCAAGTTCTTTAATGCCCGGCTGGAAGGTGATCAGGTCATCGCTGATCTGCATTTCCAGCAGGCAGCTCATGAAACGCCTGATGGCGACCTCGCCAACTACGTCATGACTCTGGCAGAAGAGACGCCGGAAGATTTTGGCCTGAGTATCGTGTTTGATCACGACACAGAAGCGAGTGAGGAGCATGCTGCTCACCATTCTGAACCGGGTCAGTCTTTCAAGTCGCCTGATGAAGACAACAAAGAGAATTACTATCACGCACGGCTCTGGAAACTGTATGCGTGCGATGCCGTCGACACGCCGGCTGCTAATCCGAACGGACTGTTCAAAGCAGGACAGGAAGCAGCGGTTGAAGCGGATCAACTATTGGAATTTGCGTTGGGGATTTCAGACGTGAAACCCGCGCAGTCTCTGTTCAATGTGGATGGGGATCGAGCCAAGCAATTCGTTGCGCGGTTTCTTTCACGTCATGGTCTTACCTTAATCAAGGAGGTCGAGATGAGTGAAGATGTCACTCAGGTTGAAGCCCCCGAAGTACAGGCTGAGGGCCTGACGCGGGAGGACTTCAATGCAGAACTGACTCGTTATGTCGAAGCATTCGGCAAAGAGCGCGGTTCTGACTGGTTCATTCAGGGTGTTGAGTTCGCTGATGCACAGGCTCTGTGCATTGAAGAGCTGAATGCTGAATTGGCTGCAGCCAAAGAAGAAGCTGCGGAACTGCGTCAACGGATTGAGTCCATCGCACTGGGCGAAGAGGACAGCGGGGTTGTTACTCCGGTCGAAGAAGAGACAGTGAATCCTTACAAGGGATTCGCCGGTAAAATCAACATCAAGTAAGGAGTGATTAACCATGGCTAACGATCTGCTTGCAGTAGCGGACTTCATCGCGGATGCCCTCGATGTTGATCCTACAGCGACAAGTGAAGTACTGAACGCTGCACCCCTCGTGGCTGCTCTGCCGATCAGCGATACTGCTGACGGTTCTGACGTTCATAAGTACAACAAGTACACGGCGGCCCCAGTTGTTGGCTTCCGTGCGGAAAACGCGGGACGAGACTACGACCACTCGGTCGACACAGTTGTTAGTGTGACCTGCAAAATCCTTGACTGGTCATGGCGTGTAGACCACGCTATTGCTCAGGCATGGCGACGTGGGCCACAGGATCTGATCGCTCGCGAAGGTCTGCGTCACCTTGGTGCCGCACTGTTCAAGCTGGAACAGCAAATCATCTACGGTACAGATGCCACCCTCGGTGATGCTTCTGGTTTCTCTGGTCTTCTGCAGTCCACCGATCTGGACGCTGTCGCTGACGACATGGTCGTCAATGCCGGCGGAACGACTGCCACAGAGCAGAGCAGTGTTTACGCCTGCAAAGTTGGTTTCGATGATCTTCGTATCGTCACTCCGTTCGCCAGTGGTCTGACCGTTGGCGATACTATCGTGACTGAAGCGAACGATGCCAACTACCCTGTGTACTACACGCCTTCAAATATGCTTGCAGGATTGCAGCTGGGCGGAAAGTACAGCGTTGGTCGTATCTGTAACCTGCACCCAAGTGACTCCGGTGCTCAGTTGGACGATGACAAGATCTCTGATCTGCTGTCTAAGTTCCCTGCCGGCATGGGTCCAGATTACCTCGTCATGAACCGGGACCGACTCAAAGAATTGCAGCAGTCTCGTACTGCTACCAATCCGACTGGTGCTCCCGCCCCATTCCCGAATTCAGCCTTTAATATCCCGATCATCGTCACCGATGCTCTGGTCAACACTGAGGCTGTTGAGACGTAATCATGTCTGACGATCTTGGTCCTTTCGAACGTGCCGTAAAGGTTGGGCTTCAAGTGACAAGGAATGCCGGCGGTGTTCCTGTCACTTACAGCCGAGGTGCGACTACGTTGTCGATTTCGTCCGCTCTTCAAGGGCGAACGAACAAAACGTCGATCGATGTAGGCGGGGAGGAGCAGGTCGTTGAGATGCAACAGTGGCTGATTGCGGTGGAGGACTTAGGAAGCCTTGCTCCACCGCAATCTGGCGACTTGATTACACGCAACATCGGAGGGACCGACTACGTCTTTACCGTGGAAGCGATGACGATTGGCGAGGTGGCATGGGACTGGTCTGATGTTGCCAAAAGTCAGTACGACATCACAACTCGCAAAGACGGTTCTGCTGCTTACGAAGTGTCTGAACCAACAGGCTTCGACATCAGCGGGAATGAGTTGAGGTACGATTGATGGCTAGAGCGCCCAGACCGCAAAACATTCAACGCCTCGGTTTTAAGTCTGCTCCTGGTCAGGCGCACGCAAACCGTGGGTACTTGAAAGCTTTTATCAAGGGCGAAAAGTACGTCAAAGAACTGTTCAAAGAAATGACCTCGACTGACACTATTCGTACCTTGAACACGGCCATGATGAAAGCTGGTCGAATTGTTCGGGACGAAGCGCGTAAGCAGGTGCCGGGCAAATGGAAAAAGATCAAGAAGGACATCAGGGCAAGGTCTAAAAAGCCGCGAGGTGAAGACGGTGGCCCAAAGTCTTTGAAGATCATCAAAGTTGGCTGGCAGGTCAATCGGAGTCGTGACGAAACTCTGGAAAAGCCTCGTGGTAAGGGTCGCGGCGTTGGGATCAGTGGCAACAACATCCATTGGTTTGTTCTTGGTACTGATCTTCGTTACACAGGTTTTTATCGAGGCCGGCGGACGAGCGGTCCTATCCGTTACACAGGTCGAATTAATGAGGACTGGGGCTCCAGTCTTCGACCCATATTCAAGAAGGCGGGTCGCAAGTCGAAGAGGCAAGTGGTTCGCGTGATAAAGACGACCGCGAAAGCGCGTCTTAAGGAACTTCAAAAAAAGAAACGCCGTAAAAGGAGGTAATCCCATGGCGAAAATCAAAAGCAAAGGGACGGTTTTTCAGATCGAAGTATCGAGCGTCCTGACAGCTGTTGCGCAGCTGACTGATATCTCTGTCTCTGGTGTTGAAGTCGAAACATTCGATGCAACGACGCTGGATCAATCAGGTGCAGGGAAGTTGATGTCTCAGACCGGCTACACAGAACCGGGTGAGATCTCTGTTTCTGGTTTCTTCGATCCAGATGACAGCCAGCAAAACGAAATTACTTCACTGGCAAAGACTCCTGCCGAGTTCGATTGTGCGATTGTGTTCACAGACGCAACGCCGACAACATGGCAGTTTCTCGGAGCTGGTATCTCTCTCGACGTGACTGTTGCTATGGGTGACGCTGTTAAATTCTCCAGCACTGTTGCTCTCAGCAGTCTTCCAACATCTTGGTAATGAAGGAGCGTAGTAATGAAAGCCCGACTGCTACATACCTTGCGAGCCGCCTCTTCGGCCCCAGACGAAATCTGCGTGGTCGAAGATGGTATTCGCTACGTCCCGGAAGGGGCGGTAATTGACAATCCGAACGCTCATCTGCTTGTCCATGGCGGTCACGCCGAAGCGGCTGATGAAGAGTGTGAGGAAGCCGTCAAAAAGCTGGATCCCTCATTGAAGGGTGAAATGCGGCGAAAGCATGATGCGATTATGAAGATCCATCAAGAGGCTCAGGAAGAACTGATTGATCAGCTGATGGAAGAAGAAGAGGAGGAAGAAGACGATGAGTAGTCTTTCTCGTGATGCTTTTCTTCGACCAGCTGCAGTCGAGATTGTTGAAGTTCCTGCCCCGGAGATGGGCGGATCTGTGTACGTCAGAGGGATGACGGCCCGTGATCGTTCGCGGTTTGAAACACAGTTCCAACTGTCTTCAGGCAAGAGCAGTAAAAAGAGAATGCAGGAGATACGTGAGCGTCTTGTCGTCGCGTGCGTCTGTGATGCGAACGGGGAACTGTTGCTGACTGAAGCGGACATCGAGGCCGTTGGTAAGCAACCGGCACCTGTCATCGAACGTATCGTGGAGGCGGCGCAAGCTGTTTGCGGTATGTCTAATCGAGATGTCGAGGACATAGCAAAAAACTCCGAAGAGACCCTGCCAGACTCTTAGCTTTTCGCCTCGCGCGGCAAGCCGGTAATCTCGATGTCGATGCTGTTATGGATTCTATGACTCCGCAACAGCTGGACGAATGGGCTGCATACGATTCGATTGAACCGTTGCAGCACACTGAAAGAGTGCTCGCCTGCATCGCCATGATGATCCATCAGTTCATGGGCGGTGAAGGCGACATTACCGAGATTGTTGCTCCATGGACTGAAGAGCAACGAGAGACAGTCGAACAATTCAAAAAGAGGGTCAAAAAGGATGGCTACTCAGGCTGACATGGTCATGGCAATTCGTGCCGATGTAGGTGCGTTGCGGCAAGACATGAAACAGATGGAAAATACGGTCCATGTCAGTACGCTGAACATGTCGGCTGCATTTGGCAAGGTTTTTAAACTTGCGAATTTGGCTACTGTCGGCGGGTCGATCCTTGCTCTCGGGCGGACAATGGTGAACGCCATTCAGGCCCCGATCCAAGAGTACATCGAGTTTGACGATACGATGCGTATGGTTGCCCAGCGGTCCCAAGCGACCGCTGGCGACTTGATGGTCCTACGCGACACTGCGATGGACTTGGGCCGAAAGACTTCGTTCACTGCGCAGGAAGTCGCTGGCGCCATGCGTAACATGGCGACAGCCGGTTTCGCCCCGCATCAGATTGACATGATGACAGGTTCAATTTTGAACCTTGCTCGTGCGACCGGAACGGATCTACCGGAGGCGGCCAAAGTTGCCAGTGTTTTGATGCGTCAGTTTAATATGGACGCATCAGACATGGCCCATATCACAGACGTGATTACGCATGCATCAAACAACAGTATGCTAACTGTTGAGAAGATGGGGACGGCCTTTGCTAAATTCGGTCCTGTTGCATCTGAACTGGGCGTGAGTCTGGAAGAGGCTGCTGCCGGTGCGATGTTGCTGGCGAACACGGGTGCCGAAGCCAGTACGATCGGTACAGGGCTGCGGCGAATTCTTACGACGAACGCAGCTAAGGTTAAGGAACTAGACGCACTGTTCGGCGGTGAATCTTTTGCTGATGAAAAAGGAAGGTTTAAAGGGCTGATTCGTTCGTTCGAAATTATCGACCGACAGATCTCTGGTCTTACCGACGTGGAGAGAGCGGAGAAATTGAACAAAGCGTTCTCTCTGCTTGGCATCACTGCTGCAACCAGTATGGCTCGCGGCACTAAGGAGATGCTGGCTGAGTACGAAAAGATGCGCGACAGCGTCGAAGGTATTGCGGCAAAGGG